ACCGTAGCTATTCTTGATGAGTCTTAGTGATCTAAAATACTTACCACCATATTCATCAATCAACTTGTCAAGATTGTAACCACTGGGATCAGACACTTTATATCTCATAGGATCAAATAGTGCTAGTACAACATCAGCATCTTCTTGAGGTACTGATGACTCTTTGAAGTCTTCTAGTTGTGGTTCTACATCACCATTCTTGATTCTTATAGGATTAGAGATGTCACGATTGAACTGCTGTACAGCTACAATAGTATAGCCATAGAAGTCTCTTGCATATCTAAGTTCATCACTCATCTTGTCAATAGTTTGCTTCTTTGTAGTGAGCTCTTTTGTAGTCTTGAGCAATCCCAAATGATCTACAATAACAATGGTCACTTCATTCTCATCATTAGGAATGTAAATCTTGTTGTATTCATCAAGCTGTTCAATAACACCATGCTTCATAGCATGACTTCTCAAGTCTTTAGCAATACCAACAGGATTCTCTGGACCATCTATGATGGTGATGACATCATCCATCTGTTCCATGTAATCTTTGTACAGTAGAAACACATCATGTTCATCTTTTGTCATCTTCTCAGTCCAGCCCAATAACTTACTCACAGGGATGATGTAACCATGATCCAGAAAGATCTTTCTACATATCCACTTAGCAAGTTTGTATGTTCTACTACGCTCCATTGACCGATATATAATGCGTATTTTGAATTTTGGGTTTTTCTGACTGATGTACCAGTCATAAGGATTCAAAACAAACGCATCATCAACAAAGCTAGTCTTACCTGAGCCTGTCAAACCACCTGTTACAAAGTACATTCTCTTACGAATGCCTATGTATCTGTTAAGACGATGAAACCCCATAGGGATACCATTATTCCTACCATTTAAACCATTGTCAACTTCTCGCTTGAGAGCTTCAAAACTCATAGAATATCTATTTTATCATTCTTAACATCATCAGCCACCTTGACTAATTCTTCTTTTGTATTAACCACTGTAAGAGTGCCACTTTGCCAAGATTCAATGAGTCCCATCAATTGGAAAAACTTCTTCTCATCGTTAGATGATTCAATTAATTTTTCAAATACAGTGATCATCTTCATAAAGCTTAACTGTTCTTCTTCAGGAAACATAAGAAATGCTTTCTTACTAACACGTTCGAAGTTCACTTTTAAGTTAATAAGCTTTGTGTGCAATGCTGGGTCATATTGACTCAATGGCTTTACGTGTTCATACATGTCAAGCATTATTTCAGACAGAGCTGAGAACATGAGAAAACATGATGCATTTTTAAATTTAGCAGTCATATATCAATTGATCTTTTTGTTTGTGCATTAGGTACTTCCACTCCTGTTTTAATCATCTCTATAAATGGCTCAAAACTTCTCTGTGCAAGATAGGTGAGACTATTCTGCAAGAAGCTGAGCTTATTATCACCACTTCGTAAGGAAGCTTCTTTCTTTAGATATACATCTAGATTGGTAGCATCAACGATGTCCTTTGCCACATATTCTCCTTCAGCAAGAATCTTATTGAATTTGATTCTACAATCCTCTCTAGCTCTCTTCAACGCTCTTGATCCAGGAAACTTCTTTCCCTTGTGCTCAAAGTTGTCTGTAGATGGAAATGCATTCCACCAGCTTTCAAAGTCTGACGATTTTTGCTTCAGTTTTTTCATAGGCTGTTTAACTTCTGAATCAGCAAATGTTAACAACTCTCTTCCTAGCTGAGTAACTTCTTGTGTTACATCAGAGACAAGACCTTTCCTGATCAAAGACTGATAGAGGCCAGCTATCTTCATACTTCCATCTGTCAATGGTTGTATGTCAACATTGGCCTCTACAAGCTTCAATAAGAAAATGTGATCTAGACTATAGGATTGTTTGAGAAGTTGTTCAAAATGGGAGGGTGTCACATTGAACTTCATTGTTCTTCTCTGTGGTTACGATGATTTTTGCAGGTTTTATTTTCTCATACTCGTGGTTTGCTTTTTCCACTTCTTCTCTCATCTGCAAGCGTATGATTGCAGCTTCTCTAATTGGATCGTGTTCGTAATCTTGGTTTGTGTTCATCGTTTTCTATTGTTTTTGTTTGCAAATTCTACGAGTAAAATCATTAATGCAGTCACGAAGAAACAATATATCAGAAGAAAACCAGACATAGCCTAAAGAGTTGATAGCCCAAAGTTTTTATCAAAGAACTCGTATGTTTCACGAGCCTTTGCACCATTGAATCTAAAAACTTTTTTCAATATTCCAAGGGCATAGCTCTTGAACATTTCTTTTTGCTTCTTGGTTAGCTTCCATTCTTTCTTCCATGCTTGCTCTGTAACAGTGTTAGCCATTGTTTTACCAATAATGTTGAACTGGTATTCCAGAAGATGTTCTGAAACATTGGTTCTATTTATTGGAGGATGTGGAACGTTTGTGAATTTTAAAAGCCTTACTTGGTTCTTAAACTCATCCACTTCCCAAACATCAACCATTGCATTATCCTTGAGTGGCATCAACTTAATCACGTCTGGCTTAGAATATATCACCACATGCACTACACCAGACAGATCGAAGTATCTACTGCCTCTTTGAATTGGAATTTTCATTGATCTTCGATGTACAGGAATAAAATTAACAGGAGGTAATGTTTCTATTTGTGTGTAAGATTTCTCTTCCATAATTAAAATAAAGAAATTTGGTTAGGGATTCTTTCTACTTTTCGCTTCTTACCTTTTGTAACAATCTTCAGCACAAGACTTTCAGCTTTATCAATGTAATATTGATAATTGATATTCATTGATTTAACATCTGTGCTTGTAGGAAGATAGTTCACCACCTTACATAACCAATCACCAGCCTCCACTTGTGAACTGTTTGGTGCAGTTGACTGCGAGTCTTGGTTCTTAATCTTCAATAGCTTTTCACCATCGCTACCAGTTGTGATGTAATAACGAATAAGCTTATTGTAGATGGATGGTTCCATTCCTTTTCTATATCCCTCGTAATGGAAATCACTTGTTGATTTCTGTCTTATGCAAAAATCAAAAGGATTCTTATGAAGAATAATGCTTTCAGAAATAGGAACATCATCAACAAAATAACGCTCGAGAGCAAGAGGGACAATTCTGGCGGATTTGTTCTTATGAAGTTCAAAATCCGTAAGAAAATCCCCTTTCTTTTTAATTTCTCCATCTGTTTTGATTGCTAGGTAGTCATTAACTGTTGAGAATATAATCTTCTTGTAATCAGCTCTCTCAAGCTCATATCCTGTAATCTTACACCACCAGGCATTAATCTTATCCATCTCAGCTAGTTTGCTTTTGTGGATGTGGATTGTAACACCATCAGTGTTTGCTGATATGACACGTATATCTTTGGTTTCATACGCTTCAATGAGCATCATCAAGGACAATTCTCCTGTGATGGTTGTAAACATAGTGAGTTGTCTATCATATATCCAACTATTCATGTCACTAGATTTACCATACACAGAGTTTACAGCAAGCTTCAACGCACCAACAATACCTTTAATCTTCTTATCATTCTTTGCAAAGGGCTTTAGTTCAAGACGTTTCTCATACATCTTTTTATAGCCTGTAAGGAACTCTTTACCTAAATGATATGGATACTGCTTATTGTTGATGATAATGGCAGGATAGTAACTAGAAACGTCCCAGTCAATAATGAGATGTTCATCATCCTCTTCAAACACCTCTGGTTTGTTTTCTGTGTGTAGCCCACCCTTCATGAACGAATACACATTGTCATAGAAGTGTATGTGTTCTTTGAAATCATCTGTAAGCTCTAGACGCATCTTCCTAATCTTCTTAAGGAACTCAGTTAGCTGGACAGTCTTGAACTGTACATACGGAGCAATACATTGGCTAATGAAGATGTATTTTCTAAAGTGACCTTTTCTAGGAAGTGTTTTAACATCCATTCTCTTCTCTTCACAATAGTATTTCTTAATGATCTCATCACCAATCTTACTGTCTGAATAGTTTATGCATGGAATATCAAACTCTTTTTCTATATCTAGTCTCAGCTGTATTTGATCATTACCCTTGTACAAAGGATGATCTGTTTCACCTATGGTCACTTTGTAGAATTCATAAGTGGCCATAACATCATTCTTACAATACTGACGTGTGAGCTTTCTATCTTCTAGAGTCATTCCCATCTTTGTGTGGTGGATTGGCATCTCTTCAATGTTTTCAAGATCCATTTCAAACTCTAGTCTCTTTAGACTAACACGCCTGTTCTTATTGTCAAAGTGATGTATCTTGAACAAGTCAATCTGCTTGAGTGTGAGCTCTTCTTCACGATATTCAGCAAACACATCATAGTTAGCATCATGAATAACATCCTGTGCTTTCTGAGCAATCATACCTGCTACATCTAGATTAGATTTTTCTCCCCAGTTATGGCACTTTCTCAAGATCCATTCAACAACTTGGCAGTCAAATCTTAGATTGTTGTAGCCCACCCAATAGAAGTCTTTGTACCTCTCTGAGAACTCTACAAACTTATCTAGATCGTATTTGCTTTTGCTCACCTCAAACTCATGATATGTATTCTCGTGAGGAATATAAATCCCCACGAGAAACATTTCTTTTAGAGTTTCTATGTCATAGATTAAAACATTCATTAATTACCATGTCTATGTTTATAAGTGACTCCTGTAAACTCAATGCTCAAAGAATCTGAACCATATCTAGTAGGATTGAAGAAATCATCCACTTTAGAATCAATACCAGCTAGAGCAGACTTTAGTCTGTCTGTCATTCTTTTCTTGAGTCTGTTGATTGATTTACGCTCTAATTCCTCAAATGGAAGAAGCTCATCACCAAATCTAGCAATCATGTGCTTTACATATTCATAGTTTCCCATTTTAATGTAACCAACTACAAGAGGATCTGGAGAAGCATCATCATACCAAATACAAATCTTATCAAAGAATTGCTCTTTTTCAGCTAAAGCAATCTCTCTGAGCACTTGTCTTGGGATGGTAGACTTGTCATACTTCTTGTAATCAACTACTTCAGGACAAAGGATTGCAAATACACGCTCTGCTTTAGCGTTCATGTGGATGTATGGAGAAGGATTCTTATTCTCTTCTCCTTCTGACTTTGGTGCAATCAGTTTCAACTGACCTTCCATACCAAGTTCTTCAGCAAGCTGCTTCCACTCTTCTGTTACTTCCGCAGAACCAATCATTTCTTCTAGTTCAGGTTCTAAATAAATTTCTACTGCCATTGGTTTTACGATTTAGTTATTTTTTCTTTTATTTTTTCACTAGCTTCAAGTTCTTTCTGTATTCTTTCCTCTATTCTTTTTTTCCACTTATCCAGAAAAATCTTGACACTTTCTTCAGGTTTTAAATCACTGATAGACTTATTGTTATGAATTATATCATTTTTTAAATAATATGTATATTCTATCAGTACGGAATTCAAATTTTTTAATTCCATAAGTTTTTTCGTTAGTAAAATACATAATTTTAGTTATTCTTCCAAGTATTCATCCCAATCTTGGTCATCATCATACAGATCATCTGTAAATCTATATTTCATGATCACTTCTTGGTCCTCTGTAATGGTGTAGATTGTACCATCTTGATCATAAGCTTGTTCATCAATTAGTACATGCACCACACCATTATTATTCTGAATAATCCAGTTAGCATCATCAATATCAAACTCTCTGATTGAGTCATCATCCTGATGAATCCATCCTATTTCTGGAAAATATGCAACGATGTAATCAGGCTCATCAGGATTGCTCATCTCTAGTGTAACCATTATCTCAACAGGAAAACCATTCTTGTTGACAAAGTTATCATACTCTTCTTCAACTATGTCTTCTTCAAGAAGCCACAGCTCAACAAACTCTCTGTCTGTTCCTGGGTATAAACTATTCATAAAGATCATACCCTGCTCAAGTTTCTCAGGTTGGTAGAAGCTAACCTTTAAGTTAGCCTCTAACCACATGAGATGTCTCATATCAAATAATGACCCAGCCATTGTCTTTGTCTAGTTTATCTTGAATATCCATCCAATAATTATGACCTTCGTTTGATTTTTCCCAAACGAATGCAGAATAGAGAAATTCATCTTCTGCCACTTCTTCTGAATGTTCTATTGGATTAGCTTCATTTGCCATGTTAGCAAAGAATCTTTCTGCATTGTCTTTGTCTAGATGTAGATGTGCCCAATGCTTGTAGGTGTTTAGTTCTTTTTCCACGATGGATCTGGTTTTCTTGATTCAGTGAATATGTGTTCAAATACTTCATTGAACCCATAGGTTCCTTTAATTGTGCTTTTTACACCTCTTGGTTCTAAATCTCCTGGTCTTTTGATTTCGTTGTTTGCTTTAAATAGTTTCTTCATCGTTTAATTTTTTACGTGCTTTAAAATTTCTTTTTGCTGTTTCCATTGCTTCCACTTCTGTGTCAGCACACCCTGTATCATACGTCCAATCATCATTGAACCAATACAACCAATCTCCTCCTATAGTTTGAAACACTCCTATTGAATTAATAGGAACATCTCTACCATAGAATAGACTCTTCGCTTGTTTTCCTAAATAGATTTCCATAGTGCTAAAATAAAAATGTCCAGTCATTAAAACTGGACAATTATTCTTTTCCTTTTACAATATCTTTAAGTTGATTCCAGATTCTCTCTGCATTCTCTCCCCAATAGTATTCACATTTACCATCCTTAATTGGGGCTTCCATAAAGTATGATTGCATATATTCGCTAGGTTTTGCTGTAAATCTGTAGCATTTTTCTTTCTGGGGACAATTTGTCCCTGGGCACATTGTTATGTCAGGCATATTTTTTCTTTTTAGATGACAACATTTTTATCAAGTTATTTAACATTTGTGATCGATACTCAAGATTAGTAGTTGGCATTACACCTTTCATGTCAAGTTGTTCATGCAACCATCTAAATGCTTGTTGGTAGAGTGGTGCAACGATACACAATCCAATGTCTTTTGAAGTACCATTATCAAAATTGTAATCTGTTGATTCCAAAAATTTTCCATTATAAAATGCAAGACAAGATTCATCAAAACCTAACTCTTTAAGTTCTAATGCTTGTTCATAAGAGGTAAATTCGTTTTTCATAATTTCTCTAGTTCTTGTTTAACTTCATCCCAATACCTCCATTCTTTATCTAATGGATAAATATGCCAATCAATACAGCGTTTTATCTCACTTACTGCTATCAATGCACATTCTTTAGAATTGTGTACATAGTGATATGTATGCTCTTCATTATCTAAATTATCAAATCTTAATATCAACTCCTCTGCTTTTTCTTTAGGTGTCATCTCCGTATGTTTCGTTATAATACTTTCCTAATTCAAATTTGTGCAAAAGAGTAGCAGATGCACCGTTTAAATTTGCCCTCTCAATTTGCATCTTCTCTCTTTCCTTGGCTTCTTTCAAAATGCTTTGCCATGCAAACTTATCTTTTGGTGTTTCCCATAATCTGTTGAACAACCAATCTACTGCTGTCTGTTTCATGTGTTTGTTTGTTTATTTTTATTCAAATCTTCATCAAACAAATCTTCTCCTTTGTAATCAGGATGATTCTCATGCATGTGATTTATGCCTCTCATCCAAAATACAGCAATGAATGTAGAAATGCTGGTGACAATCAATATGCTAATTAGTAGTTCCATGTGTTTTGTTTTTA